TGTTTATCATCTAATAATTTATAATTAGCAGCATTAAGTTTTATTTTATTATTAACCATTAATGATTTTAATAATGCTAAAGTATCTGAACCAGGACTGCCGTCATAAGTAATATTAAATCCCATATTACAAAGTGTAGGTGCTGATAATTGATTTCCATCTCTAGTAGTAGATACATTACCAGTAAAACCTATTGTATATATAAATGCAGGTATTGATTTTACTCGTTGCTGTGGAGCACCTAAAGTAACATCTATTTCAGTTATTAAAAATTTTAATGCTCTATTATCGCCTTGTGGTGCAGTGGTATAGTTCATAACAAAAGGTAAACCGCTTCTAGGCACTCGTGTAGGAATCGCACCGGCAGGCGATATAGTATCATCAGTCATAGTATCAAATGTTTTATTATCGCCACCAGTACCTCCAGCATTACCATTCGTCGCCGTTCCCGTACCATCATCTGTTAAAAAAGAGCAACCCCAATCATTATAATAATAACCTATACTTACACTTAAATCAAGAGTCGTATCTCCAGGCGATCTAGGTAATACATCTATTTCACTAGATTTTTGAGATGTAATAGTATCTAAAGCACATGATTTAAGTTTAACAACATCGCCCTTATCTAATCTAATAGGATTTTTTAATAAAACCTTATAATCTCCTGCGGAATTTTGTATACTATTATTTTCATTCAATTCAACAACAATAGAACTAGGCATTATATATAATATAATACTATTAAAATTAAAAATATAAAATAACTTAATACTTTTTAAAAAGTATAATAAAAAAATAGTTTTAAGCATAAACTAAACTATATGAACCATCTTTAATAACTAGTTGTTTTCTAACTTCTCCAAATACATACATATTAATAGCAGAGTTTTGGACTGGGTATCCAGTGTTATCATAACAATCTCTATCAAATTCTATTTGAAATTGATTCACAGTATCCTCAATAGATATACCATAATAATCAGCACCTCCGACTCTATTGGATTGTTTATTGTTTTCAGCAGGGAACACCCCAGAATCATTAATAGGGGCGGCATCAGCATCGTCAGATCCTATACCAGGTTTTGTAGCAAAGGGTGGTACACACACATCGCCCCATGAACTCCATAATAACAATGATTTATAACTATCATTATCAATTCCATTACCACCAAACACATTAGTACCGTTCTTACGGATTTGTAATCGTTCATTGTTATAATTTCTACTTTGGAATGATCCAAAACCTTGCGAAACATTAGCGGTATAGCATTCTGTCGCAGGTGCTGTGCTGTGTTTTAATATAGCAATTCTACCAACAAGTTTTCCATCAAATCCGTTTATAACACCACTAAAGGACTGTTTATTTAATCCAGCAGATCCTTTATCGCCCTGTGCTGGGATAAATAATAAATCATTCTCTATTTCATCCCATTGGGCGACTTTTTGGGCGGAACTTCTCATTTTAGAAGCTATAGCGTCATTAACAACCATGTCGGCGGCTAAGGTGGGTTCTTGGACGGTCATAGTAGCATCTGATTTAGAAACACCTGCTTTAGCACTATTTGATTCATATTCAATTTCAACTCTTAATTGTTGGAAGACAGAACAGTCAACAGCATCAACGTTATTTAACATAGGGAAAACATGTCTAAGATCTAAAACCGATGTGGCAATTTCTGAAGCACCGGCATCAGATAAAGTGGTACCATTAGCAGGGATATATTGGACGTCTGAATTACTATCTAAAACATATCCAACCTGAGCTCCGTTATTTGGCGAATCCACACATAATTTATGCTGATTTTTACCAAGTTGGTTCTTAAATGATAACCATTTATTAGCATTACGTAATTGACTTAAAGTTTTTGAACCGTCCATCAATCGGATATTATGAATACAACCATAGTGACCGGCAAGAGCATTAGCTTTGAGATCAGCGGCGTCAACACTATAACCTAAATTAAGAATACGTAAATTAGGCATATATAAAGCATTTTTATCTAATCTGAAGGTAGTCATTTTATTTGCGACATGACTGGAAGGTTCGTAATATTGAGTTCTTAAATTCGTAGAATACTGAGCGGACATTTTATATAATATACTTTTAAAAAAGTAATACAAAATATACTTTTAAAAAAATAATTAATTTAATTCTGTTTTAATAACTTCAAAGTCTTTATCTAAATATAATTCTGTATATGGGTTAGAATAATTAATACATAAAAAATCATATTTAGTCTTTATATTATCCCTAAACATTTTATAGAATGATTTTTTATCTGATAAATAATTATTATCTGCTTCAATTGCTTCTAAAGATTGTAGATTTGTATTAAAACAAAAAATAACACTAGCATTAGATCTTATTGATGGTAATTGTGATTTATAATATTGACTTAATAATATAATATTGATATTAAATTTTCTTGAATTTTGAAATAATATTGAAACTGCATTATTGCGATTTTGAAATGCTCCACTACTTGAAAGGTCATCTAAAATAAATAGTTTTTGAGATGGTTTTTTTTTATTTGCTATATCTTCTTGGAAATCTTCTATAAATTGTTCGTATATAGATAATATTAATTCATCAGAATATTTAGTGTGTAGATTTTCATCTTCTATTTGATAATACTTTATTATTAAAGACATTTTAGCATCTTCTTTTATCGTAGGCGAGAATATGTGAATATCATCACCATCAAATAAATTAGTATAACCTAGATTTTCATTTGCTAAAATATTGACTAATAAATTTGACTTACCATGTCCCGATTTTGCACAGAGCAACATCCGCCAGGGCATGTTAAACAATCGGTCTACATTAATTGTATAACGATCAGTCTTATCAATAACCTTTAGTACTCTATAGTCTTTTTTTGTACTCGTCATATTTAATAATATAAAATATATTATTATTATAATAAAAATAAATGGCAGAAGAAAATATAGAACAGAGTCTAAATGAAAATATTCTTAATGAAACTCTTAAGCATTTAAAAGATGAATATGAAAAATTTAATAATGAAAATAAAATTATATTAGATAAACATCGTGAATTAAAAAAATCGTTCTGTAGTGTATATGGGATTATTAGATTACTTGATATGATGTTAAATATTATGAATTTAGATATTCCTTTAGATATTACAAATCAAATAGAATTATTAAGATCATATTCAAGTGATATATTTGAAAGACAAATTTTAGAGATAGAACAAGAAGAAGAAGAATAATAAAAAAAAAAAATATTAGTTATATATGAAAAGAATTAGACCTCTACAGAAATTTTTCAGTACCAGTAGTATAGATACAATAGAAAAAAATAAGTATGATATGACACCATTAAAAAAAATAAATAAAAAAATATTAAAATCACAAATAAAAGTTAATACTATAATTGAAAAATATATTAAATTGATAAAGGCAAATGCTTCTAAACATAAACAATATTTAATTAAATTAAATTTAGATGATGCTGAAAAAGAATTAAAAGAATTACGAGAAGATAAAAATAATATATTAAAAATTATAATGAATAATATTTAATTTGTATTTATGCTTTCTTTAATAGATCGGCATCTGCCTTTGAAGCAAGACTAGCAGGATTAATTGAGGCGTACACCCTACCAAAAGACCAAGACTCTATAGTCATATTAGGTCTACTTGGACCGGCAGTTTTAAATGCTCCAGTACCTCTATTATAAATCTTCTGTAGTATTGATTTTTTAATACCACTTAATTTAGCAATATCAGTAAGACTATTAGGTTGATTTAATTTTTGTCCGTGTTTTTTATTAAAACGTTGCTTGTATGTTAAAACCATCTTTAATATTATAATATAGTTTTATTTAATAATTTTTCTATTAATAAAGATGGTATTCTATATTTTTCTAATAAATTAGTTCCATGATTTTTATGTCCTAATGCTAATGTATGTTTTTTATGATTACATTTATTAAATTGTAGACCTTCAATATTAGTCCAAAATCTCGTAGTCTTTCTATACCCCCAATCACTATACATACAATAATCTATATCATAATAAGGTATTAAATCATTTATATATTCTTTCATCTTTCCATTTTTAGGATTTTCAATAATATAATATTGAGGATTAAAATAATCTATAATCTCAAATACTTTATCTACCATAGGTTTACCATATAAATCAATATCATTATCTAATATTTCATGTGTTATTATAGTATCACCATGTGCTTTTATTTTTCTACCAATCCAAGACCTTCTCAAATGTGACCACCACATACAGACAGGACTAGCAGTTATTAATTTAAAATGATTTCTAGGATATATAGTATAATTCCAAGTCATTATATCTTCTTTTATATGGGTTTCTGATATATAATCTGTAAATGGACATTTAGCATTTAAATCTCTATCTAGTGATATTACATTATAACCAAGTTTATGAGATACTTTTCCAAATGAATGAGTACCACTAAATAATTCTAAATGATTCATATATATATATTAATCATCTTTATAATAAATACCTTTTTGTACCGCGGGTGAATGCATCATATCTTTTGCTAGTTCTTCTGATTTTTTTAGTGCTTTCATGTCTACATTTTCAGATATGTATATACTTCTTAATAAATTAATTGTTATATTTTTACCAGTTGGTTTAAATATTCTAGTGATCGCTTTTCCGAGACCATTTGCTGATAACATTTCCCTCCTATTATTTAATAAAAAATTACCAGTATCATTATACTTTAACCATAGATTAATTATTGAATTTAATTTAGATGGTATCCTTAGTGTTTGTTGACCATGACTTTTATTATTTTTATATTCATTAATAATAAATACTTTTTTATTTCTACCACCATTAAATAAATAATTATCACTATCATTAATTTTAGATTTTTTTGATTCTACAAACATAGGAGCAAAGTCAAGGCGAATAGGAGGAAGAAGGGTATAGAGACCAGCAATTACGTAATCTTGTAATTTATTGAAGTCAGTTGGTTTTAATTTAATTCTGTTCTTTAAGTCCATCGCCTTAACTTCTTTTTCTATAGAGTTAAAGACTTTATTTAATTCAGATAATTCTATCCAATTTGCTTCTTGTTTTTCGGATTTATTATTTTTAGACATAATACCTGTATATTCTTCATTAAGATCATTAATAATATTCTTATAGTAATCTATTAATTTTTCATTAGCATCAAATGCCCTTAATACAACTAGTACTGCTGTTATATAATTCCTTCTTGTTGTTAATTTTAAATCATCTAATTTTTCCTTTATTTTTTCTTTATTAGCAAGGAAATCTAAATCTTCTATTTCTTTATTATTATTTAATTTTTTTAATGCTATAAGATAAGCATTAATACTATTATCTTTTAAATTAGGTCGTTGTTCTTTTATTTGTTTAATTAAATCCATCGTATATATTTTATATTTATTTTATTCTTAAATAATATACGTAATGAGGAATAAATCACAATATAAAAAGAATATTGTTAACCTATGTATTTTATATTTAAAATATAGAAACTCTTATAATCTAGGTTTTCAAAAGTATAGTTATTTTAAAAATTTAATGAAATACATAACTAATGTTAATAATAATCTTTTTATTAGAAGGGTATTTGATGAATTAAATAAAATGCTATTATTTGATAGAAAATTAGTTTTAGGTTCAGTTCGTTATAGATTTAATCCTCATAAAAAAATAGAAGACCCAAATAAAAAAATAATATTATCTTTTAATTAAAATGTTTTAATCGTTTAGTTTTAAGAAAAAAAATATATTATAATATTAATATGAATAAATACACAATTTATAGATTAACTTGTTCTGCTACAAATCGCTACTATATAGGATCTACAAATCAACCCCTAAAAAATAGATTAGTAGGTCATAAATCTATATATAATCCTTGTAGATCTAGAGGATTTATCAATCCTACTATTATACCTTTAGAAGTAATAGAAACTGATGATATAATTAATGTATTAGAAAAAGAGAAAGAAATAATAAAATTGTGTAAATCTACAGGTGATTTAATCGTAAATCGTAATATGCCTAATAGAAAATTTCATGAATATTATCAAGATAATAAAGATAAAATAATTTCATATAAAAAAAATTATTATTCAGATAATAAAGAATATATTAAGAATAGACAAAAATGCTATTATTATAGAAATCATGATATAGATAAAATTAAAAATCAACAAATAAAAGAAATTATGATAGAAAAAAAAAATAAAAATTTAAATGATAAAAAGAATGAATATCTAAAGGAGCAGGTTATGTGTGATGATTGTCATTGTTTAATAACAAGAAGACATATAGCTAGACACTTTCAATCTGATAAACATATTGCTAATTCTTCAAATTAGGGTCACATTTTTTACAATATTCGCTCTTAG